ACATGGCGAAACATAGAAAATGTTAAGTTCATTGAATTGCTAGAAGCAGGTGAAACTATGAGAGCAGAAGTACTAAGTTGGGCTATACAGTATGCATTAAACAATGATTTAAACTTACATTATCAGATTAACAGCGGCTGGAATAAAATAGGGGATCCCGATTTTTTGAAGGCAAAGATATAATGTCGAGTTTTATAATCAGATACAACAAATCACGCGGTGAACCAAATCGCGGGACACCTGAACACGCCTGGAGGGTATTCGAAGATGGAAAAGAATATCTTTGCAAGCACATCAATATCAATGTACCTAGCTATGGAGCAAAGACAGGTGAAGACTGGAGCATTTGCTGCGAAGGTTCGCTGGAAATAGATAGAGAAACATCAACGTTGACTATCAATCCTGTACAGGAAGAAAACACATGAAGTTCTATGAAAATGTTTTAAGTGAAGAACTTATTACCTGGATTACAAATGAAAGAGAAGAACTTAAGTTCAAACAGGCATGGAATTGCAGCGAACTCTTTTGGGATGACAATATCAAAACTGGTGTCACTGGAGTATGTGCAGCATCGCATGTAAGTCCTGAATTATACGATGCTATCTTTGATCATATGAAGCCCTACCTGCCCGAGTACGATAACTTATTTGTACAGCATTATATCTGGTTCAGGGGCGGTGGCATATGTATGCACGATGATGGTAAACACAAGTTTGGTGCCACTATCTATTTGAATGAAACTTGGGACATGGCATACGGTGGAATCTTTATATGGCAAGATGGTGACGAGTATAAAGCCGTGTGTCCAAAAAAGAATATGCTTGCAGTAAACGATGACCATACGAATCACATGGTAACCTCAGTAAGTGATCTTTCATCTGAACCAAGATATACTATTCAGATTTGGGGTAAGTAACATGGAACTGGATTTTTCTGAGGTAAAACTTCATAATCCTGGTGTTTTAAAAACTAGGATTCCTGTTAGGGTTTTTGCTGAGCTAACTAAGGATCTACAGAAACAAGTAGACGCCAAACCCAGAAAATATAACAATGACTTGGCTGGACATCTAGAGACAGAATTGCAATACCACATCAACGGGTCATTCAAAGAATGCGTGGATGCGATGTTTCAGGAGTACAGAAACCGATTCGACTTCCATTGCAATGACGATTATGTGATTGATTCTAGTTCTTGGGTAAACTTCCAAAAGAAGCATGAATACAATCCGCTTCATTTTCACTATCAAGATATCTCTTGGGTCATTTGGGTCACTATTCCATATGATCTTCAAACAGAAATGAATCTCCCTAGCATGAAAGAGTCAAACACTAATGTAGCATCAAAGTTTCAGTTTGTATTCAACAAATTGGATGGTGGTATTTCTACCCATGTGATTGATATTGATCAAACTTGGGAAGGTGTACTTATCATGTTTCCTGCCTATCTAAAGCATCAAGTATATCCATTCCAAACTTCAGATGAACATAGAATCTCTATTGCAGGCAACATCAAAATTATAAAGTAACACTATATTTTTATGTGATAAGTACTGTGTGATAAACATATTCCTGTCAGATTTCTACACTAGACTACGTGCTTGGCACGATTTGAAAGAGCAATTGGAAAACGCAGACACTGAAACAGTCTGCATCCAAGTCGATAAGTTTTGGCAACGATGCCCGATGAGCAATCATTATCTGCATCCAGATGAGATAGAAACATGGCCTAACCCATGGGAACTTCTAAAAGACAATAGCTATTGCAGCTATGCCCGAGCATTGGGCATGATTTATACATTATTACAATTGGGTGTCAAGAACATTGACTTTGTTGATGCTTTATACGATAATAGAGAAGATGCTGTATTAGTCTTAGTCGATAACGCAAAATATGTGTTGAATTGGTACCCCGACTCGGTGTTAAATACGAATCTAGCAGAATTCACGATCACTAAACGTATCAGTATAGAATCATTAGTAAAGAAAATAGGCAAAGAATGATTAATGTAACCAAAAGATCAGGGACAGTCGTGCCACTCGACTTAGAAAAGTGGCAAGCACAGATTGCAAAGATTTGCACAGGCATTGCTGATGTAAGTCAATCAATGATTGAAATCAAGGCTCATCCAAACTTTTTTGATGGCATCACTACCAGAGAAATCGATCAGATAACTCTTCGCGCAGTAGTTGACTTGATCGACGTTGAATCAAATCCTGACATTGGTCACACTAATTACCAATATGCCGCAGGCAAACAGAGATTGTCCATGCTTCGTAAGGATGTTTACGGACAATATAACCCACCATCATTGTATGAGATTGTAAAGAAGAACATTTCGGTGGGCCTTTACACGCCAGAACTCCTTGAATGGTATTCCGAAGATGATTGGAATAAAATGAATGATTTCATAGATCATTCTAAGGATGAAGCGTACTCATACGCCGCCATTGAACAGCTTATTGAAAAATATCTTGTTCGCAATAGAGCCACAAAGGAAATCTATGAAACTCCACAGGTTCGTTACATGGTTGCAGCAGCAACCGTCTTCCACAGAGAAGAACCAAACACAGCAAGAATGCGATTCATCAAGGAGTATTATAACGCTGCCAGCGATGGCCTTTTCACTCTGGCTACTCCTGTTCTCGCTGGCCTTGGGACCCCTACGAAACAATTTAGTAGTTGTGTACTCATCCGTAGCGATGATGACTTGGACTCTATTTTTGCTTCGGGAGAAATGATGGCCAAGTATGCCAGCAAGCGCGCTGGTATTGGCTTGGAAATCGGAAGACTTCGCCCTCTCGGTTCGCCTATCCGAGGGGGCGAAATCATGCATACTGGCATGATTCCCTTTCTAAAGAAATGGTTTGGTGATTTGCGTTCTTGCTCACAGGGAGGTATTCGCAATGCAAGTGCTACAGTTTTTTATCCTATCTGGCATCATCAGTTTGACGATCTTATCGTTCTTAAGAATAATCAAGGAACTGAGGAAACCCGAGTGCGCCACATGGATTACGGGGTCGTCCTTTCAGGAATGTTCTGGAGAAGATTTAAGAACAAAGAAAACATTACGTTCTTCGATCCTAATGAAGTGCCTGATCTATATGAAGCATTTTATTCGAACATTGCGAAATTCGAAGAACTCTATGTAAAGTATGAAAAGCGTAAGGATTTACGTAAGAAGGTAATGAGTGCTGAGGAAGTATTCAAGAGCGGAATTCTAAAGGAACGCACTGATACTGGTCGCATCTACCTCGTTTTCATCGATAACGTGATGAATCAGGGACCATTTGATCCTGAATATCATACTATCTATCAATCGAATTTGTGTTGTGAGATACTTTTGCCTACAGTAGCAATGGGAACTACAAAGAAAAAGTTCATCAAAGTTAAAAAAGCAGTAGCAAGTGATTTCTTACTGAACAAACCGGAGCAATTTGTAAAGTTAAAGAAACTGAAATAATTAAATGTGCCTAAAGTACAGAGTAATGATAAATAAATGTATGGGAGGCACATATGAACTACTCAGGTTTTATATATGAATGGACAAATAAATTAGATGGAATGAAATACTTAGGTTCTCACAAAGGTACTATAGATGATGGATATACTGGTAGCGGTAAACGCTTTGGTAATGCTGTAAACAAATATGGTATTGAGGCCTTTGAAAGAGTCATCGTAGAATATATTGAAAAAGAAGAAGATATTTTGATAAGAGAACAACATTACTTAGATACAATTGGATGTGCCAAAAGTCCATTGTATTACAACATCGCTCCTAATGCTGGTGGTGGCGATTGCGGTAATGGGTCCAAAATATCTGCTACTAAGAAAAAGAGATTTGCGTCCGGAGACTTAGTTACACATAATAAAGGCAAGGCAATGAAAGATGAGCAAAAACTTAAATTAGCAGATGAATGGGAAGTTATTACTCCTGCTAATAAAGTATTGTTGGTTAACAATATGCTTGAATTTTGTCGCCAACACAAACTAAATGCCAGTGCTATGAGTGCTGTGGCCCGTGGCAGAAAGAGTATGTATAAAGGTTATAAATGTAAAAAATTAACCAACAAGCGTGATGTAGTATATGAGCCAGTGGAGTATGTGTATATGACCAAAGAAGCCCGTAGTCAACAATTAAAAGAGTTGGCGGTAAAAGGTGGCAATCATCATGAGGCAGTTAAGATTGAGTATGATGGCATCATATACGATAGTATCGCAGAAGCAAAAGAAGCAACAGGTAAGAGTTATTACTTAATTACAAAATATGGAAAGAGAATATGAACGAATTATACGAAGACATAGAATGTCTACCCGAAGAATTAGATGATGAATATGAATATTATGAAGTAGACGAAGATGCCGCGAGGATAAGTTTATGCACTCTTGGTAGTATCAATTGGGGCGCATTTAGAAATCCAGAAGATATGCGTAGAGCATGTCGTATTCTGTTGCGTAGCTTGAACAACATTCTTGACTATCAGGATTTCTTGTCGATTCAGTCAAAGTTATCTAACGATGAAATCCGACCGATCGGTATCGGAGTCACCAATCTTGCATACTGGTCCGCTAAGCGCGGATACAAGTACGGTGAAGCAGAAGCATTGCAGGAAATCAAGAGTTGGGCGGAGCATCAGACTTATTACTTGATGGAAGCTAATGTTGAGCTTGCTAAGGAACGCGGACCTTGCTTGCATTCTGACAAGACTCGTTACGGGCAGGGTGTTTTCCCCTGGGAGCTTAGAGCAAAGGGCGTAAATGATCTTGCAGACTTTACTCCTGAACTCGATTGGGAAAGCCTTAGAACCGATATGAAGACTCACGGTGTTCGTAATTCTACAGTCGGTGCGATTGCTCCTGTCGAATCATCCTCTGTCGCTATCAATTCGACAAACGGTATTGCAATGCCAATGAGTCTGATTTCAATCAAGGAATCAAAGGCTGGATCATTCACGCAGGTCGTTCCGGAGTATCACAATGCAAAGGTTCGTAAGAACTATCAGTTGATGTGGGACCAGACTGACTGTATTGGATATTTGAAGACCGCAGCAGTATTGGCAGCGTACATGGATCAGTCCATCAGCACTGATACTTTCTACAACCCTGCTCACTTCCCTGATCGTAAAGTGCCAACTACACTCATCGCAAAGAACCTAATGTTGGCATATTACTGGGGAATAAAAACGATGTATTATAGCCTAGTTTGTAAGCAAGGATCTAAGGAAGTTGAAGATGAGGCTCCAAGCATGTTAGAACCAATAGACTTTGATGATGAAGATGGGTGCGAGTCATGTAAATTATAATAAAGGAATAACATAATATTATTTCTTTATGATAAATAGATGCATGAATTATGAAAAACACTATATCGCACTGATGGAAAGAAGTAGAACCCGAACACTAACGGGGTATGTAGAAAAGCATCACATACTCCCTAGATGCTTAGGCGGAACTGATGAGATACATAATATCGCTGTATTGACCCCGGAAGAACATTTTGTTGCTCATCAACTCTTGATAAAGATGCACCCGGGTAATCGTGACTTGATATATGCTGCTCAACTTATGACTGTTCATCACACTGATACTCGTGCGAATAACAAATTGTTTGGTTGGCTTAGAAAACAATGCGCGAAGGCAATGTCAGTTCAAACTAAGCAATGGATAGCGGAAAATGGACACCCAAAAGGAATGTTAGGTAAGAAGCACACAGAAGAATCTAATAAGAGAAGATCAATTGCCTGTAAAGCGGCAATGACCGAATCTATCGGTGTTGCGATATATGCGTTTAATATGGATGGCACATTCTTCAAACAATATAATACTATAACAGAATGTGCCGTTGACCTAAAAACGAGTCCGTCAAATGTTAAATATACTGCTGATGGGAAGTTTGGACACTGTAAGGGAAAACAACTACGGTATGAAATGATGCCGTCAGTTGATTCATACATCAGCCCGTTTGCAGGCGTTAAGAAACAGACTTATACTTGCCCGCATTGCGGCAAGCAAGGAGCAGGACCGGCAATGAAAAAATGGCATTTTGATAACTGTAAGGAAAGAAATAAGTAATGTCTAAAGCGCAATACAACCTAAACACAAAGACCGATTACCTTCAGCGCAAGATGTTTCTTGATCCAGCTGGACCTGTAACGATCCAGCGTTTTGAAGAAGTCAAGTATCAGAAGCTACAGAAGATTGAGCAAACTGCTCGTGGATTCTTTTGGGTTCCAGAAGAAGTAAGTCTTACTAAAGATGCAAACGATATGAANGATGCATCNGAANCGATTGCTCACATCTTTACGGGCAATGTTCTTAGACAGACTGCACTTGACAGCTTGCAGGGCAGAGCACCAGCACAGGTCTTCACCCCTGTCTGCTCTATTCCTGAACTTGAAGCAATCATGAGTAATTGGTCGTTTTTCGAAACAAACATCCATTCTCGCTCATACTCGCACATCATTCGCAATATTTATAATGTCCCTAAGGAAGTGTTCAACACGATTCACGATACTCAGGAAATCATTGACATGGCTGCAAGCGTAGGCAAGTATTATGATGACTTGCATATGCTCAATTGTAAGAAGGAAATCGGTCAAGAAGTTGATGAGCAAGCGCATATCAATGCTATTTGGTTAGCACTTCATGCAAGCTATGCGCTTGAAGCATTTAGATTCATGGTGTCGTTTGCCACCAGTCTTGCAATGGTTGAGAACAAGATTTTCATGGGTAACGGTAATATCATCAGCTTGATTCTACAAGATGAACTGTTGCATAAGGAATGGACTGCTTGGATGATCAATCAGGTTGTCAAGGAAGATGCAAGATTCGCAAAAGCCAAAGTAGATTGCGAAGCAGAAGTACGTAAAATTTACGAAGATGTGATTCGTGAAGAAAAGGAATGGGCTGGATATCTCTTCAAGAAGGGTCCAGTCATCGGTCTTAACGAACGCATCATGGTAGACTTTGTTGACTATAACGCCGTAGACGCTCTTAAACAGATCGGCATTAAATACTGGAATCCAGCACCAAAGACTACTCCTATCCCATGGTTCAATAAGCATACGGATACCTCCAAAAAACAAACGGCCTTGCAAGAATCTGAAAGCACCTCGTATGTGATCGGAGTAATGTCAGACCATCTTGACTATGACGAATTGCCAAATTTTTGATAGCGGCTCTGCCCCTCATATGATCTAACAGTAACGAATTCCCAATTTGCAAGAGGAATTCGTTGCTGAATCATATCAGCTTTTAGCGTGTTATATACCTTATTTGGAATTCTTTGAGATTCTCCCGCCTTATTGATTACCGCAATAGTATTTTTGTTTAGTTTGCCTGAAATAGCTCCGCCTATTTTCCCACCTATCGCACCCGCCCGAGCAGCATAACCCTGTTGAAATCCCAATCTCCCTTCGGATTTTAGTTTGTTAGCAAGATTCTTGCCTTTAGTAGTTTTGATTTCCGGTGTTTCCCAGTGCTTATTTTGCCATGGGTGTTTACCTTCACTGACTAAAGCCCTACTGTGGATAGAGGAGTTGATTCTGCGAATCTCTCGTTGTTCAGTAGTGATGACTATTCCAGTCGCACCTTCACCACCGTCGGTCTCATTGAGAAGTATTCCGGGATTCTCGGGATTGTCTTTGCGTCCATACCATCTTATGTATCTTCGTTCTAGTGCAAAAGCTCCCACTTCAGATAGATTGGTTTCTAGGAACACAATCCGATCGGGATCAGTAGGAGTATGTACTCCTCTGTTATTGCGCCTGTGTTGTTGATAGGCTCTGTTGTCTTTGCCCTTCCCTATATAATACGGAGTTCCGTTTGTTCTTAGGTAGGCATATACGTAATAAATAGTTGTCATACTGATGCTCCTTCTAGCGTTAGAGTGAGTGGGGATTGCCGTCCCGCGACTCACATCTATTTATTCCATTATCGTTGAATACATCACGCAATAATGTTACAATAAGTATTGATTCTATAAAGGAGAAAGAATATGAAGGCAGTGGTATGGAGTAAAGAAAGTTGCCCAGCATGTATGCAGGCAAAAGCATTGTTAACACAGAAGGGCATTGAATTTGAAGAACGCAAGATTGGTGCAGAATATACTAGAGAAGATTTGCTTGAAGCCGTTCCAGAAGCCCGCAGTGTACCTCAGATTTTTATTGACGGTGAACTAGTAGGTGGATTCCCCGAACTACGCACCAAATTATTATCAGAAGCAGCATAAGGAAATATTAGTGAATTATACAGTTAATGAAGTTTACACGTTCAAGTTGAACAGCGGAGAAGAATTAGTAACTAAGGTTTTGGGAGTAGACGGGGACGATATTCTCATTTATGAACCACTAGCAGTTACCCCTGCTCCACAGGGAGTAGGTTTGGTGATCGGCATGTTCACCGCAGACCCCAAGTCTGAAACACGACTAAATAGTAAGAGCGTTGCTATCACTGCCTTGACTGATCACAGTGTGAAAGTCAAGTACATTGAAGCAACAACTGGAATCAAAATTCCAGATAAGAAGCTTATACTAGGTTAAAGGAAAGAAATGGCAGCACTTTCACGTAAAGGCGACCAGAATAACGGCGGCGGTAAGATCGTAAAGGGAGCATCAACAGTGTTCGCTAACGGCATCGCCGTCGGTGTTCATGTAAGTGATATTACTCCGCATCCAGGCGGAGGTCCACACAACTCAGCAAAGACTACTCAAGGTAGTCCCACTGTTTTTGCAGAAAACAATGCTGTGCTTCGGGTGGGTTCGGGTGACACATGCGGTCATTCGATTTCACAAGGTAGCCCTAACGTGAATTGCCCATAAGAAAGAACTATGGCAGACTCAGGTAAACAAAGCCCATTGGGCGTTAACGTATTAGGATCGCTACTAAACAGTACAGGTCTAACAATAAATCCTGTGGCTGCTGGCTACATGGGTTCAAGCAACACAAATGCCAATTACACTTTTGGTACAGTGGTAAGTCAAACTGCACTTCGTTTGTTGACCTGGGCCATCAATGACGGGTATTTGAGAGGCCCAGCAAACAGCAACGCAACACTAAGCAATGCTACATATAATAATTTGATCACTATTGGATCTACTACGCTGCCTGCATTAGGTAATGCAGTTCCTCCTGCGTATGTAGTTGAGGATCCAGCTAATGTTTGGTCAGGACAAGCTACATCAGGATATCCTTTGTCAGGTAATACAGGACAAGAACAAAGCGCGACTTGGCTACCATATGACACAACTAACACGAACGCATCAGTTACACAGTGGGGATATGTTAGACTCCACGCACTCCAAGCTTGGAATGAGTTCAATTGGAATGGCGCTAGTCCTACACAAACAACTCCATCTTACAAAGATTTCTGTGGATCGTTCCAATCATCGTATGGGTATTTGACTGCCGCAAATCAAACTATCCAAGCAGCAAGCAATTCTAATACATTCTTAGATGGAGTGTATAGTAACATGAATGACTTGATTAGTGCTGATATCGCAGGAGTAAGTTTATCTACCTCAGCATTCGGAACTGATTTAGTGAATCTAGGTAATGCGATTGACCTCAAAAACATTTCTACATTTGGATTGCCATCGAATCTTTTAGTCAATCTGAGTAAGAATTCTGCCATCACTCAGGATCTAAATTTGGCATTGTTGTCGGCAGGAATGTCTACTACCGACATTTCATCGATTGTTTCAGGCAAGACACCTAATGTAACGCCTGCACAAGAACAGATGATTTACGGTGCATTTCTGATCATTGCTGGTGTAAATCTAACTACAATTCTAGCAGCAATGAAGTGTAATACTCAGGGACTGAACACTTTAGCTGATCTACTAAATGTCAAAATGCTGTTCCCTAACAGTTACCCATCGCTCACTGTACCAGTGTACAACGGAACAATGGGATTACCTACAAACAGCAAAACATATTATCTGATTTATAACAACGGTGGAGTAAACGCAGCAATCGATACCCCCGCAATTCAAAGTTACGTAGGTACGATTATTCCAAGTGGCACTCCACCTACATTTACCAGCACTCTCAATCCTTCAAATTACAATCAACTACCTACTGGATTTGCCTCGTATTTGGTAAACATCATACCTTATGACCAAGCACTTGCAGCAGGTGCATTTTCATATTCTATGCAACAGATTAGAAATATCAGAAATTGCAACATCCAAAAGTTTGCTAAAGTTGTTCAGGGAATTGAAAATACATCAGATTTGAATCTAATAGCAGGAACTAGCAAGCCAACTAATCAAGATGCTACAAATGCAGTAACCTCAGTAACAGCGTTGGGAAGTGGGCCAAATGGTTCTTATACTATGTCTGATTTCTTTGGATGTATGTCTGGATTGCCCTACCCTTGGCAGTTAATTCAGCAACGCATATCACAGTTGCAGACAACAAAACTGTATAACATTTATCAGCAGTTGCTACTAGCAGTTGAATGGGAAGCTGCTACCGCAGCAGGATCGGGTATAATTTGTTCTCCTGCATATACTGGACCAGGCACATATACAATCACTGGATTGACATTTACGGATGCAGGCGGCGGTTATGGTAGAGGTACTGCTCCAAATCCAACAATAACATTCACATCAGGACTCTCAAACTTCACCACAACTGGAATCGTTGACACGAATGACGCAAACGCAGGTTCCAATGACGGTGGCACTTTTGGTAGACTAGTAGGAATAACCCCAGTAACTGTAAGTCTTACTGCGGCTCCATCGACTTATACAGTATCAATTGAATGTCCTCCTACTGCAACTTTGGCTGTTAACACTGACGGAACAGTTGCTACAGGTGGAACCAATACTACAGCCGGTACATCTGGATGGCCAACAACAATGAATGCAGTGGTTCAGGCCTATATTACTCAAGCTAACACTGAAATTGCAAATATTCAGCAAACGGGTAACACAACAGCAGTAAACAATTTACGAGCATATTGGAATATTTGCGGTGGGCAACTAAAGAGAGAACAACGAGCTAGATACTCATACATTGCTCCTGTTTCTATTCCACTTGATAGTTTTGTATATCAATATCCTGCTTCATTAAGTACGTTTGTTGACACGCTCCCGTCATTGTCACTAGACACATCTCCACATGGTGCTGCACAAACACTCGAAGCAATCAGTGACTTTACTACGGTCGGTGGTCAAAGCATCGTGGCAATGGGTAGACAAGAACGCAATCAGGCTCGATTGCAGTCTGTTGGAATTAATCTTGATAACAACATTCCAGCTACAGTTTCACCTACCATACAAAACACATTGACTACGAATGGCACTGTTCCGGGCGCAGCAGTAAATGAAGGTATATTGAGTCTTAACGGTCAAACGTATACCATACCTGCATGGCCATCTAATATAAACAACACTGGTCAAAACTTGGCACCTACTCCTCAGGGCATATATGTTCCTCCTTCACTAGCGGCACAAGCTGCTAACGGAGTGCCTGGATTCCAGCAATTGCCTAATATGGTTCCTGGGGACATCACTCCTATCTTAGATGGTACTTCTAATCCAGTCGTAAGCACGACAGTTCCAGTTGGTCCAGCGATTGCTACTCCTATCAATCCTATCGTAGTGATTGCACCTGCTGCACAATATGATCCAAACAATCTTCCACCTAACTTGGATCCTAATTTCACAAGCAGCACAATGCTTCCTGCCTCGTTGAATGTACCGGAAGCCATCCATCAAGTCACTACTTGCAACTGTGATTGCTGGATGGAATAAATTTAAATTTTTCGGTTGACACGATACCCTTTTCCTTCTATATCATGGTATAGTTTGAAAAGGGTATTTTTATGCGTATTCGTGTTGATTATGAAGAAGATTGCACTCATTCGCATTTTGAGGGAGTGCAGTTTGGTGATTGGGAAGAACAGTATTCGTCGCGTGTGGTTGATGCCTATCGTATTACAGACGATGCTGATGTTCCTTATCGCAGCGAATCGTTTGTTATTCCCGATGATGCTGCTTATGTCTATGTGGTCTACATGATCTATGACACTGGGGACAGCTTCGGTCGTGCTTATGGAAGGATCGACATTCTTCACGCTACTATTTCGGAAGCGGAAGCAGATAAGCTGGCTAAGTATGTCACTGAACATTCCGAAGAATACACTATCAAGTTCAAGGATGACTTCGGGCGTGATATTTCCATTGACAACCGCGGTTCTGGCTATTTTGAAAACATTCAATATGTCGGGGTAGAGCGATTTGCCATCGGAGATGGTGTTGCAAAGAAGCGTTATTTCGTTAACTAACTCATAGGAGACTGACAATGAACCGTAGTGAAGCTCTTGCACCGCTTAAAGCAGGTGAAGGTCGCGTTCCAGTTACTGCTGGCGTAGTTATTCGTGGTCAACTTCGCAAGGCAGCACTGCTTTCGGGTATTGACTATTACGAAGAGAAAGGTTGGCTTGAATCAACTTTTATTTTTCGTGGCCCAGCCGATAAGTTGATGCGGTTCTATAAGTGGGGTAAACAAAACTTTGGTGATGAGGATTAAAAATGGACTTGACACTGAAAAATATTTTGTTGTTGCCAGTCGCGCTGTTCGTGCGAGCACCTATCATGCTTGTGGGATTGACTCTGAGCAAGATTGGGCATGGGATTTGTACATTCGCAGACCACATTCCCGGTCTTGAGCGAGCATACAAACCGAGATAAAAACTGCTTGACAATGTGATAGTTTAGTAGTACAAGCAACACATCAAGTTGATACTAAGGAAAAAATAATGCTGTTTCTTATTCAAAGCGGATTGCTCAGCTTTTCGGCTGCGCTGATTATCGCACTTTTGGGCATACTTACTTGGAATCTGGGTCGCAGTGTTCCGGTTGCCATCATGAACTTCTGTCTGGTGGTAATGAACATCGGGTTTGGTATCATGAACGTGTTGACCCATCCTGGAATTTGGAATTAAAAGCTTTTATTAAGTCGCACTACAACTAAGGAGATAAGACATGGATTTGTTTCTGAATGGTCGTAAGGTTCTGTTTGCAGAAGTTGAAGGTGTTGACTTCAAGGACTATCCTAAGTTTTGCGATGCATATATCGCTTATGCTGAGTTTGAAAACGGTACTCCGCTGAATGATTTTCAGCTTGATCAGCTTACCGAAGAAAACTATGATTTCATTCACTCCGAATGCATGGAACAGATGTATGGAGCAGCCGATTCCGCTCGTGAATACACCAGTGAGTGTGGATAAAAAGTTTTTGACACTACATTCTTTTTAGTGTATGACCACTTCATACTCAAACGAAGGAGATTACCATGAACAAGTATCAAATCGCTTCTGCTGTTGTTGATGAATACATTGCTCTTCTTGATAAAAAGTATGAAAACGATCAATATAAATATCCATGCAAAACTGGTCATCTCCAGGAGGTTCTCGTCTGGGCAGTAACTGAAGGCGTTGAAGCCATTCAAGAACGCATCAAGCGGTTGAAATCGGAACAGGAAATCAGTGATGCATAAAAACATTGAATCTATTCCCGCTGGACAATTGTTTGAGGATGGGTTTTCAATGATTAGTCTTGGTGCTTACCGTTTAATGAAAGACAGTAAGCACCAAGAAGCATATGACCAGTTGGGACACGTACTCAACTTGTTGATGGAAGATCGGCAAATGCTTCGTTTGAAATATAAGGTGGAACCGTGATTCCTTTAGCATTTCGCGGACTTGCGCTGTTTGCTTGTTCAGCACTATTGATGTACTTCATTGTTAAGAACATGAATCGCCCGCGCTAAGACACAATATAATAATATACTAACTTTTTCATAAATAGTTACTCAAGGAGTTTAACTTATGAAAAAGTTAGTAACCGCAGTTATGATGCTGCTTACAGTGTCGTTGACACTGCCTACTACACCTGCATTTGCTTGGGGACAGAGAGCACCTCTTCCGCTACAGCAATGCTCAATACATGCACCATTTGGTGCTCCTCAATCTGCTCGTCCACTGGAAATGATTTGCCGCGAAGCATATCTCGTAGGGTTCGATCCAGCAGCGCACATTCCTGAATATGTTGAATGGACTCTTACTCCGCAAGCTGCATTGGGTTGTGTAGCACGTTCAAACGCATTTGCTACTGACGCAAGTGTACCCGGTAGTGCCTCACCGCAAGACTATGCAGGTACTGGATATGACAAGGGACATATGGCACCTGACGGTGATCAGTCATGGAATCAACAAGTAGAATTTGAATCGTTCCTAATGACGAATATGACCCCTCAGGCAGGATCACTTAATCGTGGTATTTGGAAGTTGCTTGAAACTTCGTTTCGCGGTTGGGTATACCAGCAGAATCGTCCGTTCACTGCTATCTCAGGTGCAATCTACGGACCACAAGACAAGAAAATTGGTCGCGGAGTCGTCGTTCCTCATGCATTCTACAAGATCGTGATTGATGACGAAACTGGTTATGTTGCTGCTTGGTATTTCCCACATGTTGCACCATATCCTAATCTCGGTAATGACTTGACACGTTATCGTAGATCAGTTGCACAGATTGAACAGGAAGCTGGAATTCGCATTGGTCTTCCAAAGAATGCACAGGAAGTTCCTGTCGGTAAGGAATGGCCAGTAAACTTTGGCGCTCTTACTCAAGCTAAGAGAGCTAAGTGCGGAGCTAACGCATCTATTGACTAAAAACATAGGCAGTGCAGCATTTTATGTTGCACTGCTTATCAAAGGGTGATACAATGAATTTAAATCGTTTAGGTAGCGGTAAAAAGCTAATCAATATGCTCGTACACAAGGGTAATATCAAAAACATGGGCTGGACACCGCAACAACAGCAGAAACTTTTAGACAATCAAAAAAACGTTCATAATCCTGAGTCAAGGAAGAATACTAAGAAATGAGTGATGATCGATCCAAGAAGGCGCAGCGCCTGCATCGGACCGCAAATGCAATCAAGAAGCAGTTGCGTATTGCTAAACAGTCTGTTTGGCATAATTCTAAACTATTGACCCAACCACATAGAATGGCAAAGCATCATGCATTGGATTGTGGTAATCCTAAATGTCTTGTATGCCATTCAGAGAAAATCTTCAACAAGCCCAGCATTCAAGAACAGAAGTTTATCGAGGGTCATAAGGATGAAGACTCGTAGGCACCACAACAACAAAGGTTTCCGTCAAATCAAACGAGGCAAAACCTTTGATCAAGTCAAAGCTATGTGTCGTAGACTTAAACTTCCATTCTCGCCCAAAACGATTGACAATAATCCCAATACTTGATATAAACGTCAAATAGAAATTAAACGCGCCCGAGGCTGATTGGTGTCACAAGGGCTTCTAAAACCCAAGATTGCAGGTTCGATTCCTGTCAGGCGCGCCACATTTATATAGGAGAATAAAATGAGTGACGCACTTCCAACTGTCGTTCCGGCAGTAGTATTTAAGACTCGTGTCCGTGATGACAGCATCGAAGGACCCAATCCGTATCGTTGGCAGGATGTATCCTCTTACGATTACTTCGGTGGTAAGCGAGTCGTTCTTTTTTCGCTTCCGGGCGCATTTACCCCGACTTGCTCGACTTATCAGCTTCCTGGCTTTGAGCAGAACTTCGCTGCTTTTAAGGAACTTGGTATTGATGCTATATATTGCATTTCTGTAAACGACTCGTTCGTAATGAACAAGTGGGTGCAGGATCAGGGCATTGAGAATGTTCAGGTTATCCCAGACGGTTCCGGCACTTTCACTAGTGCAATGAACATGCTTGTTTCTAAGGACAATCTTGGTTTCGGTGTTCGTTCGTGGCGTTACGCAGTCATCGTAAACAACGGTGTGATTGAAAAGTGGTTCATCGAACCGGGAATCGAGCATAACTGTGCAACTGATCCATATGGCGAAACTTCGCCTGAGAATGTTCTCAAGTATCTTCTTGCAGAGCAGCAGGGCTAAGTTATGAACACTGTATTGTGGCTGCTGGTAGCACTTCAAGTTAAACACTTTGTCTGTGACTTTCTGTTGCAGCCAGAATACATGTGGAGAAATAAGGGGACGCTGGGACATCGCGGCGGCATTGATCACGCGGTGTTCCACGCCCTTACTACTTATGGAATTCTGTTATATTTTTCAGTCCCTGCGGTTGCAGCATATACTATGTTTCTGTTCGAAGCCTTTGCCCACTACTTCATTGATTATGCAAAGATGAACATCAATCGTATTAAGGGCTGGAAAGCCGACACTCACCCTCAGTTTTGGAATGCGCTGGGGCTTGATCAACTACTACATCAACTAACGTATGTAGCTATTCTTGCATTCATTAATTTACCGCACTAAATAATAGGAAAGGAAAAGAATGATGTCAGGATTAATCATGCCGCTGTTATCATATAGATTCAGGGTCATATTAGATGATAAAATTGACCCCGAATCCATTTTCACTAAAAACGTTGAAAATGTCATCGCGGATTATAAGAACAAGACATTAGAAGTTACAGTTAGACAGCCATGCTCTGATGAAAACATGTCACAGATAGTTAGTTATTTGTGTTCAACAGATTCATCTATTATTAGGGTTGAGGCACTGGCTGGAAATGCTGACCCTGAGTTTGCCAATGAATATATTTCCTGTTCCGTAGAAAAACATAGATTTGCACTCGGATACGGTATATCAGATGCGGCAAAACATGAACTTAAGTTTAAATATGAAACATTTTATACCACAAAATGTACAAAAAAGGAGAAAGAAAATGGCATAGATTGAATATTCTAGTATTATAGATAAATATATTATTATGTTCAAACCTACCATTTTTATATTAAACGTCATAGCCTAACCGGTTTAAAGTATTTCGGAAAAACTACCAATCTAATGGTAACAAGCCGTAAATACAATGTATCGTTATCATTTTGATAACTGCAAATTAATTGAAAAAGGAGTTAATTGATATGTCATAGATTTTAGAAATTGCTTGTAAGGACGTAGTGTTCCACTTTAACAAAGGACACCTGACCGATCCGACCATTCCCATGTGGGTCGTTAAAACACAGGGTAAAACCTACTATGTAGAGCATGTTGAATGTACGGTTCCGTGGTCTACCAAAGAAACCCCAGATAATCCTAGCACTAAAGGCAGTATCAAGGTTAAAGA